TTGGCGACGTTGGGATTGAGGTCGGCTTCGTTGCCTGAGTTCATGTAACGGCTGACGCGCGCGAGGCGCTCAATCTGGCGGCCCAGCAGGTCAATTTCTTTGTAGTCGCTGCCCTCTTTTTTTGTCTTGAGAACGAGCTGCACCATTCGCGCTTCAATGCTGGATTCAACGCGGGAAATCGGCGCGATATCGTCCCATTTTTCCCGCTGCTTCCAGCTCTGCACCGTGGGGGCTTTCTGCTTCAGCATTTCGGCGATTTGCTTCACGGAGAAGCCTTGCCAGTACAGCAAGGCGGCCTGTCGGCGTGGGTCGCTGAGTAAGGATGTGTCTGTCTGGATTTGCATGGTATGCCCTCATTTGCATGATGAGGGCAAGGCTACGCAAGCCACGCCGGGCGTGCGCTAAGGTGCTGTTGTCTGAGGGATAGTCCATCGCGAGGCGCTGGTCGTGAGGGTGGTCTGTCGGGAAACTAGCCCCGACCTTAACCACTCAGGACAATGGCTCATGGCAAAGAAAGTAACGAAATGGTTCCGCATCGGTGTCGAGGGCGATACCTGTGACGGCCGCGTGATTGACGGTAACGATATTCAGGAAATGGCGGGCGCTTTCGACCCTCGCGTCTACGGCTGTCGCATCAATCTTGAACACATCAAAGGGCTGTTTCCCAATGGTGATTTTAAACGCCTCGGCGACGTGGTCGAGTTGAAAGCCGAGACGATTGATGACGATTCCATCCTCAATGGTAAGTGGGCGTTGTTCGCCAAAATGACCCCGACCGACGAGCTGGTCGGCATGGTCAAGGCCAGCCAGAAAGTCTACACCTCCATGGAAATCCGCCCGAACTTTGCCAACACCGGCAAATGCTATCTGGTCGGTCTGGCGGTCACTGATGACCCGGCCAGCCTCGGCACCGAATACCTCGAATTCTGTTCCCGCGCCAAGGCTAGCCCGCTGGCCGGTAAAAAAGCCGAGCCGGGTGATGTGTTCTCGGTGGCGACTGAGGTGTTGCTGGAGTTTGAGGAGTTGCCTGACAGCCTGCTGACCAATCTGACCGACCGCGTAAAAGGCATGTTCAGCCGCAAACAAGTCAGCGATGACGCGCGATTCAGTGATGTGCATGACGCGGTCACCGTCATCGCCGAGCAGGTGCAAACCAACGGTGACAGCGCCGAAACGCGCTTTGCCCAGCTTGAGCAGGAAATTGCGGGGTTGAAAGGCGAGGTGACGACCGGTCAGGAGCAGCTTTCCGAGCTTCAAAACACCCTCGATACCACCGAGAGCCTGAACCAGCAGCGTCGCCCGAAAGCCTCCGGCGGCAACGGTGAAGACAGCCTGCTGACCAACTGCTGATAACAGCCAGGGCGTGGCGCGTGGCACGCCGCTGTGAAGTAACCCGAATTAATCGAATCAGGATAATGTAATGAAGACAAAGACCCGCTTTCAATTTAACGCCTATCTGAAACAGGTTGCCAAGCTAAACGGCATCACGGACGTCGGCGACGTCGGCAAAAAATTCAGCGTAGAGCCGTCAGTGACGCAATCGCTGATGAACATCGTACAGGAGTCCTCCGAGTTCCTGACCCGCATCAATATGACCCCGGTTGCAGAGCTGAAAGGCGAGAAGGTCGGTGTGGGTGTTAACGGTTCGATTGCCAGCACTACTGACACCGACGGCGGCAAAGAGCGTCAAACCGCGGATTTCACCTCGCTGGAGTCCAATAAATACGAGTGCCAGCAGGTGAACTTTGATTTCCATCTGCGCTATAACCAGCTCGATTTATGGGCGCGTTATCAGGATTTCCAGTTGCGTATCCGCAACGCCATCGCCAAGCGTCAGGCGCTGGATTTCATCATGGCCGGGTTCAATGGCTCCAGCCGCGCGGCAACCTCCGACCGTGCCAAAAACCCGATGCTGCAAGATGTGGCTGAGGGCTGGCTGGAGAAATACCGTAAAGAGGCCGCATCGCGCGTGATGAGCAACATCACCGGCGAAGATGGCGCGGTAATTTCGACGGTTATTCGCATTGGCAAGGGCGGCGATTATGCCAACCTCGATGCCGTGGTGATGGACGCGACAAACAACCTGATTGCGCCATGGCATCAGGAGTCGCCTGACCTTGTGGTGATTTGTGGCCGTAAACTGCTGGCCGACAAATATTTCCCGTTGGTTAATCAAGAACAACGCAATACCGAGGCACTGGCTGCCGACGTGATTGTCAGTCAAAAGCGCATCGGTAACCTGCCAGCGGTGCGCGTGCCGTTCTTCCCGGCTAACGCCATCTTTATTACCACGCTCGCCAATCTGTCGATTTACATCATGGATGACAGTCACCGTCGTCACATCGAAGAGAACGCCAAGCGTGACCGCGTCGAAAACTACGAGTCGATGAAAATTGACTATGTGGTCGAAGACTATGCGGCCGGTTGCCTGATTGAAAACATCGAGCTGCTGCCCGCCCCGACTGAAAAATCAGCCCTGCAGGCATCTAACGTGATCCTGCAGTCATCGGGCGCGGATATCAATGCGCTGGCTGACGCTATCGTGTTGGCGGTCAGCAAGGGAGCGGCAGCGCAACCTACGCCAGCCACTGAAGAAACTCCAGAAACCAAAGGCGAAGAGTAACCATGACGAGCCCCGCACAGCGTCACATGATGCGGGTCTCGGCCGTGGAGGCCGCGCAGCGGGTGGATAACCCGCTGCGCCATGCCACCGCCTACGAGCAAATGCTCGTCAAGCTGGCCGCAGACCGCACCAAGCTGAAACTTATTCATTCCGTCGAGAGAAAGGCCGACCACAAGCGCGCCATGTTGCCGTTATACGCACCATGGGTGGCGGGGGTGCTGGCCGAGGGTCGGGGGGCGCAGGATGACATTCTGATGACGGTCATGCAGTGGAAACTCGACGCCGATGACATTCCCGGCGCGCTGGAGATTGCGCCCTATGCCCTGAAATACCGCCTCAAAGTGCCGAACAACAAACGGCCGGTCGCGTATCTGTTTGCCGAAGAGGTGGCACTGTCGGCAGAACGCAGCCGCAAGGCAGGAAGCCCGGCCAGCATCGATGACCTGCGCATCGCCATCGAAATGACCGCCGCCGAGGATATGCCTGACATGGTCAAGGCCAAGCTCTATAAGGTGGCCGGTCTTATGTTGAGCGACAGCGGTGACCCAGCGCAGGCGCTGGAGTACCTCGTCCGCGCAATGCAGCTCGACAGCAATGCCGGGGTAAAAAAAGAGATCCAGAAATGCGAGAGCGCCCTCAAGCCGAAGCCCGTGCCCGCAGCCAAAAAAACAACCACGCGCACGCGTAAGGCCGCCGCTACTCCGGCCAAGCGCGGACGTCCACGCAAGCCGGTTAAAAAAACCGGCGGTTAACAGAACGCACCCCGTGCCGGGCGGCACGATGGCCGCGAGTGTCTTTTGACTTATCAACGCCATCGTCCACCGCCCACCCATTTTGAGGTTGTCATGACGACAGTGATTATGCGTCACCCGGTCGAACCGCAGGACGAGCCGACGGCCATTATCCCGCAGCCGGATGCGCCAGAGCCGGTGATTAAAAACACGTTCTTTTTCCCGGACGTTGACCCGAAGCGCATCCGCGAATTGATGCGGATGGAGTACACGGTCACACCTGAGCGCCTGCGCTTTGCCATTCGCAGTGGTATCGCGGAGGCGAATGCGGAGCTGTATCTCTATCGCGAGAAGCAAATCGCGGCCGGGTTCAAGACGCTGGCCGACGTTCCTGCCGATGAAATCGACGGCGAAAGCGAGAAGTGTTTTCACTACCTGAGCGCGGTCTGTGCCATGACCACGGCAACGCTGTACGAACGTTATCGGGGCGTGGATGCCAGCGCCAAGGGCGACAAAAAAGCCAACAGCGTCGAGGTGTCCATTGATGAGCACTGGCGGGATATGCGCTGGTCAATCGCCCGGTTACAGAGCAAGCCGCGCTGCATTGTCGGGCAAATCTGATGAACGTCATCGCGCTTCAAGGGGACACGCTAGACGCGCTGTGTTATCGCGCCTACGGCCGCACCGAGGGCGTGGTCGAGGCGGTGCTGCTGGCTAATCCGGGGTTGGCTGAGTTGGGTGTCATCTTGCCGCATGGATCGGTGGTCACTCTGCCCGTGATTAAAACTGCCCCGGCATCCGAAACCGTTCAGCTATGGGATTAACCATGGAGAAAGCCACCTCGTTTATTGCTTACGCCATAGCGGTGCTGCTGGCGTGGGTCGGGAAGTATTCCGCGCAGGATATCGCGCTGATAGTCGGCGCGCTGGTCGGCGTCGGTACCTTTGTCACCAACTGGTATTACCGCCGCAAAAGTTATCTGCTGCTGAAAAATGTCGGCATCCCCCGGGAGGTTATCGATGAAATCAATCGTTAAACGCTGCAGCGTCGCCGTCGTGCTGGCGCTGGCGGCTCTGCTGCCGGACTTTACCCGGCTGCATACGTCGATGGCGGGCCTCGAGCTGATAGCCAATCTGGAAGGGTGCCGCCTGAGTCCGTACCAGTGCAGTGCGGGCGTCTGGACAAGTGGCATTGGTCACACGGCCGGAGTTAACCCAGGGCGACCCATTACCGAGCGGGAGGCTGCGGTCAATCTGGTGGCTGACGTCATGCAGGTCGAGAAACGGCGCGCGCAGTGCATGCCGATGACCATGCCGCAACCGGTCTATGACGCGGTGGTCAGCTTTGCGTTTAATGTCGGTACCGGCGCGGCCTGTTCGTCGACGACGCCGCCCAGCGGCGCACCGCGCTGGACGTGCTCGCGCGGCTCGAGGAGCCGATCAACCCGTCCACCGACGTCGCGGACCTGCGGCTCGG